GCACTTCGCTTTTTTTATACGTCGCCTCTGCCTTTTCCGGATCACCTAAACCGGCAGCATTTTCCGGGATGATACCGGCGAGGCCAGCCGGGAACCTGTGGGCGTTTAATATGTCCTGGGCGCTGATGTTCTTCACGCTGGCAAACTCATCTTTTGCGCTGATATCCCCCATCTGAATGAACTGCACCCCTTCCTTATCGCCGCCAGGAATATTCACCAGAATGGTGGAGAAGTTACCGATCCCTTTGCTGTCACGCAGCTGGCGTTCAATTTCCTCCTCAACCTCATCGGTCATGCTGGGGTCACGGGTGTAGAGAATACCGCCCGTGTGCGCCCCGTTGTGGTAGTAACGACGCCGGAAAATTACCGCCTCGCTGCTGCGGATCGTACATGCGTAAAAAAATGACGTCCTCCGGCTGGTAAATCAGCGGTTCACCCTGTTGCAGAACGGCGAATTCACCTGTTTTACGGCGGCGCGTGTAGAGGCCGGGCAGGGGAGCCAGTCCCGCAACTTCACCCCAGCCGTTACGGATTTTCACAAAACCCACATCCCCGAAGGTGATGAAGTCAAACACCGCGGCTTCCATATCATCACGGGTCAGACCGCCGCCCACATAATCCGACATCACCAGATTTTTACGGGCGTGAATAATCCCGCCGTGCTGGCCGTTCAGGTTGATGAGTTGCGCCAGCGCCAGCCGGTCAATGGGAAGCGTGTAATGGTTGGCTTCGTTGTCATACCATACGTCGCTGTAATCCGTGCCGGTGGTCAGTACCGGTTCAGGCTTGCCGAAGCGCAGGATACTCATTTTTTCCGGCTTTACCGGGCTGTTGTCGCGCTGCCGGTTATATTTCTTTTTCTTCATGCTGCTTTTTTAAACCCCCATTTGGATTTAGGTTTGTTTTCGTAGTTCAGCGGTTCGTTATGCAGGGCGTGAGTGATCGCCCAGAACGCTTCTGCGTGTCCGGTTTCCTGCGTGCGGTCGGCTACAAACGTCATGGCGTTACCGCTTTGCGTGCTGGTTCGGCGGATGGACATAAAGCTTGCCGGGATCTCTTTCAGGTCTTTGTCCCACTCAATACGGCCACTCTCCACCACATCACAGGCTTTAAGCACAAGCTGGTCTTTGGTGTTGCGGTCGTAACGAATGGGCCTGGCCACACGCATGGCAAAATGCTGGATGTTTTCAAACACCCCCTGGCCAATGCCGGTGACGTCCACGCCGATGTAAGTGAAGTTGTACTGCCTGAACAGCGCCTCTATCTGTTTGGCCTGGTAACGGAAGTTCATCCCCTTCCAGCTGAACACCCGCAGCACGCGGAATTTTTCCGGTGCGAACACGGGCGGGGCGACGATTACAAAGCAGCTTAAATCACCGCTTCGCGCCGGGTCGAAACCACCCCAGACCGGGCGATCGCCAAATGGCCGGGGCTTATCCGGGTTGTGATCCTGCCAGGTATCGGTCTCTACCCCGCAGGCTTCCAGGTCGGAAAATCTGAAAACGCTGTCCTTGCTGTCCACGAATACGCACATGTAAAGCATGTTGAATGTGGATTCGCTGTAGCGGTTGCGCAGGCGGTCAATGCTGGCCAGGTTAAAGCCACCGCTGATCGCATCTTCCATCGTGATGACGTAGCGCCACTGGCCATCCGGGCAGATGCGCCCGCCGTCGCGCAGCTCGTCAAAGGACGGGAACGGCACATGCGCACGTTTCCTGCTGCCCTGTTTCCATTCCTCGCCCGTCCAGAACGGGTAAGCCTGGTGTGTTTTGGCGGACGGCGTGGAAAAGTAGGTGGTGCGCCACT